CTCGGTTGGTTTGGTGGGACCAATCCCCGCCACCTACACTTAGCGCACACTAAGCATGGTGAACGGATCAAATTCATCATCTCTGAATCTTTTGACCCAAACTTTTGGAGGACGTCTATAATAGACCGGATCGAACTCAGCATACTCAACAACATAATTCTGCCAATAATCAATCCAATCTTTATGAAGATATTTGTGGAGCTGTGGTATCCGGATCGGCTCAAGTTTCGTCATCTTATCAAGATAATTCTCAACTAGAATCTGATCCTCGACACGAATGCCATACATCTTCTCCATCAAAAGTCTAGTTCTGATTCCGACAGGTATGGAAGAAACTTCCTGCACTTTTCTGGAATCAGAAATGACGTCCGCCAATTGTTCTTTCTCCCAAAGTGATAACCCGTCTGCCACCCTGCGAATGTCGGCATGCTTAGAGATCCTGTAACCCATCTTACCTAAAGAACTAAGAATAGGACAACCAGCATACTGATACATCATAGATAGAGACTTGCACTTAAGGAGAGCAAGCTTTGTCCCGCGTCGGGCCCCAACATATCTCATATTGGTCCAGCCGAAACTTATCAATTCCACTAAAGGATTTGTGATGTTTCTAAGATCAGAATCATCAAAAATCAGACCGCAAAATGAAGCGGTGGATAAAGTGGGCTCAACTGACATTTCGACTTTGAAACCAAGATTTTGATAGTCGGTGGGGGTAGGTACATAGGGACTAACCACGGCCGAATCATCTCCTTCATATATTCCGCGGTGAGATTCTAAGCAACCATTTCGGTAAGCAAGATACTTAGAAAGTATCCAGTTAACGAAACCATTGCCTAGGCTAGTGTTCATCTCACCTGACATCCTGGATGCTTCCACCTCAATGTCAAAAAGCTTAAAGGAACAATGATTCTTCCCAGCGAGAACGAGTCTGATCTCATTCATGAAACGGTCTCCGTGAGGCAGAAACTGTGTCATAAATTCATAGAATCGAAACTCTAATTCAAAGGTCAATTTAGTGAAGTGGGACTCCATCGCTTTAAAATCCATACATTGAACAGGATCACCCAAAGAACTCAACTTCCTAAACAAATATTCAGGTCTTTGGGCAACAGGCACCTTCTTAATGAAATCAGGGTGCTTGAAGAAAATCTCCTCTATTAAACGAAAATAGGGACCACACAAAGTCTTAAATTCATCACTCCTACTATTAATAGGACGTGGGAATTTATACTCAGTGTAGGGTTCATCTTTAATGAAGGATTTGACTTTAATGTTCCGAGGATCCAAGCGATTTTTAATCCCATAATACGCGTCCAAGAGCGACGCCTTCCTCTTCTGGGTGTAATTCTTACATTTACAGAGCCAGGCTTCGACGCTAGTATCAGCATCGGACGCGATTGGTTTGAACTGAGTCGGGACGTACCAATCGGCGAATTTTAAACAATCGTTCCACCAAGATGGAACAGGAACGGGGGTCAACGTGGCAAAACGTTTTAGGACTCCGGCAAGGGCCGACAGGGCATCGTTATGACAAGGGGTGGGTAAAGCAGCACCCACAAAATGACAGCCGAGCGTCTCTGATACAGCAGGGCGGACTGTGCGATCCGCTTCACTATATCTTAACAACTTGAAACTGGGTTTCCAAGGTGGAATATCTGGCAATTCCACTTCACCATAACGATACCCATAGGCCAAGACCACGCTTAAGTCGCCGGAGTCCTCGGAAAATCGGAATGCCACCGATCCTGCCGAAGACTCTTAAAGTGCCAGAATGCCACAAGGGCCGAATCCTGCGAAACTGGCAATGATTGCTCCCATAAGCGACGGTCAATACTCACACATGTTAACGAACCAGCCTGATAGCAAAGACGATCATAGACCACGTCTTCAGACGATTTAAAATTTAGGTTCGATGGTGCCGTGAGCTGTGACACCGCTTCCCGAGATATGGTGTATACCCCGGCGATTTTCGTCTTGATTATTCGATCAACCAAGACACCATTCTTTAAGAATGGCTCACGGATCAAGCGACCTTCCCGTGTCAGATAGTGAGTCTCCCTCATCAACCTGACCTCCGTGTACTCGGGATTGTTGTAAATCAGGCGTCCATGACTGACTGCCTGATATCTCTCATCAAGGTGAGTGCATTCCTTGTTGAGAATGGATCTAAGATTGTAACGAATAACCTTAGACCCAAAAACCGGTCTAGATACCTGACTCCTACATTTTAAAAAACGGTAATTGAAGTAAACAGATATCATAAAGAAAAAGAAAAGGTAAGGGCAAAACCACCCCACACCAAATAGCACAAGACTTAAACACAAGGACAAAATCAAACACTTAATGTCCTCGGCAGACCTAACTGGTTCCGCATTATTTCTGTGGACCTTAAGGGCTGCATGCTCAGAAACCTGCCACCAAGAAAAGGACAATGGCTGCAGGTCCCGGCACTTAATCACTGAGCTAATTTTCTCATTCTCTTTCTCAAGGGTTTGGATGACTTTCTCAGCCTCTTCAAGCTGTTTCGTCGCCTCCTTGAGAGCATCGCGGTCACCGTTGCTCTGGGTGACTGCGGTATGAACTGCTGCATTAAGAGCCTCCTGGCCTCCTCCACGCTTATTTCCTTTGTTTTTGACTCTCTTTTGGTCATTTTTGCGTGTTGCTGCCTCTGGGTTAATGTAGCGAAAATCACTTCTTTTGCCTCTAACTTGTCTGTCATTGCTGCTTGATGAAGATGAAGTTGATGGTGTCTGCATGTGTTTGAAGAAGTGGTGAAAAGCTACTCTCAGCCAGTCAAGCGCTCTCGCTTTGTCAGGACCCACACTTCACTGTGGATGGTGCTCATTGTCAGTGGTGTCAGCTGACCCCCGGCGTCACTGAAGTAAAATAACCTCACAGCATACCAATACGATGAACGGGTTGGGCACCCCGAGACATCATGACCTCTGCTGCGTGCGATTTTCCATAGCGTGAGGGATTATTTAACCCGAAGGCCCCTACGGCATTTGTACTGCGCTAATTTACTTCAGTAGGACTTACCCGGCGTTGAAAGCTGGCCTTCTGAGTGAGGCTGACGCATTCATTGAACTCTCCAACTGCACTTATGGCTGAGCCAAGGGTTGGTAGGATTGAATCCTTTCTTCTAGATTTTCAAAGGCATGCGCCAGGAGATTTGATTCCTCCGAAAAGTAAACAAAGTGAAGCAAGCT